GCCGGGGCGCTGGGTTATCCGCGAAAGAGCCTGGACTTCAGTTTTATCCAGTCGCCCGCCTCCTGCATTGATCCCACCGGCTACAGCGCGCAAGATCACAGCGTCATCGCCACGGCCGTTGATCGGCTTGCCCATGAGGATGAATCATTGTTCGCAACCATTGCCATGTATTACAAACCGTGGACCATTGCCGGTTTTGTGGAACGTGGATTCCCGCGCGCGCCGGATCAAACTTTTTATAACCGACTGGTGCGCGCACATCGCTGGTTGCAAAGTGAAATGCTGGATGAATTGAAAACCAGAAAAATAAATGTGCAACCGTTTGTAGTTGGGTTATAACCACTTCATTCGTGTATCGGTGGACAGGCGCCACAAGGGGACAGCCCCACTGTGATAAACGATGGTCCGGTTCGGATTCTTATCTTTTCGACGCACCCTCGGGCAGCCATGCGCCGGGGGGTTTTCGCATGTCGCGTGCCTTCATCCCCCCAATACAGGAGAGACCCTATGTCCGTCGCCGCTGAAATTGAATCACTCTTTACCCGCGTTCGCACCATGATTGGCGCACTTCCCGCAGAAGTGGATGCATTCTTTGCCGCCCATCTGGAAAAGGTGAAAACCCAGGAAGCCCAGGAAACGCAGGTGCAGGCGGAAATCGATCACCTGCATTCGCTCGGTTATTCGGTGAACAAGACCCCATCGGGGGATGATCCCCAAGCCCAAGCCGCTGAGGCGCAGACGTCCAGTGATCCCACCGCACTCCTTGCCACGTCATGAAGCTGTGTGACCTCCTGCCCAAAAAGCTGCGCGATAAATACAAAAAGCCGGAGCCAGCCAAGAAATGATGCGCCCCTTGCATGACCGCGTGATCGTCGAACTGGACGAATCCATCCCGACGAATATCCCCGGATTCATCATCCCCATCGTGACGGATCACTTCCGCGCCAAGGCAGGTGCCATCGAAAGCTATAACCGGGGAACGGTCATCGCCTGTGGCCCCGGCAAGAAGGACCCCAAGACGCTGCGCCCCATCCCCATGCAATTTGACGCGGGGGATTCGATCCGCCCCTTGCAGGCCGGGGACATCATCCGATTCGGAGAATTGGAATATCCGCAATTCAAGGAAGACGGCAAGCGCTATGCCCTCATCACCCAGGCCGATGTGGTCGGCGTGGAAGTCCGTGAACCCGCGTGAAAGGCCCTACCATGCCCCTCAAACAAGGGTATTCCCCAAAGACGGTAAGCGAGAACATTAAACGCGAAGTGAAGGCTGACAAACCTCAAAAGCAGGCCGTCGCCATCGCATTGAGTGTCGCTCGCCAGTCCAAAAATAAATCCAAAACCAAGAAATGACGAACCTGCAACTGCTCGCACATCAAGCACCCCGGCCCCTCGCTTCTGTGCTGTGCAAAGGAACCCATCATGGCTAAGGAGGGACGCCCCACCCTGTATGACGTCGCCTTTTGCGAGGATGTCATCCAATGGGGAAAATTGGGAAAGTCAAAAACATGGATGGCTGCGAAGCTGCAAATCAGCCGCAAGACCATCGACAACTGGGTAGATGATTACCCCGAGTTTTTACGTTCCATGACAGAAGCGATGGCTCACGCACAAGCATGGTGGGAGGATATCGGGCAGGAAAATATCATCTCCGTGCCGGGGCAAGGAGTCATCAACGCCTCGATCTGGTCACGTTCCATGGCGGCACGTTTCCCGGCTGACTGGCGCGAAAAGTCGGAACAAACGCTGCAAGGCCCGGACGGTCAAGCGCTCACTATCATTACGCGGCGCGTGATCGATCCCAAGATTGATGGAACTGATTCTGGAGACACCTAGAGCGTTCGCGCCCTTGCTGGGGCGCAGTCGCTACAAGGGGATTCATGGCGGTCGGGGTAGCGGCAAGTCGCACTTTTTCGCTGAGCTGCTGATTGAACGGCAATTGACCGAAAAGACCGACGCCGTCTGTATTCGGGAGAATCAACTCTCACTGAATCAATCCGTCAAAAAGCTTCTCGAATCCAAGATTGAGAGCATGAACGCAGGGGCCTACTTTGAAGTGCTGGACGCCCGGATCAAGAACTATCTCGGGGGCGTGACCATCTTCCAGGGCATGCGCAATCACACAGCGGACTCGATCAAGTCGCTAGAGGGCTACAAGATTGCATGGGTGGAGGAGGCGCAGACGCTGAGTCAGAAGTCGCTGGACATGCTGCGGCCCACTCTGCGCGCCAAAGACTCGGAACTGTGGTTCTCATGGAACCCGCGCAAAGAGACGGACCCGGTGGATACCCTTTTAAGGGGCGAAGCTCCTCCTCCCGATGCAATCGTGGTGGAGTCGAATTTTTTCGATAACCCCTATTTCCCCGATGTGCTTCGCGCCGAGATGGAGTACGACCGCGCGCGCGATTTGGACAAGTACACGCACATCTGGTTGGGCCAGTACGAAAAGAACAGTGAAGCGCGGGTGTTCAAAAACTGGCGAATCGAGGATTTTGAGGCCCCGGAAGGGGTGACGTTTCGGCTCGGAGCCGACTGGGGCTTCTCGATTGATCCGAGCGTTCTGGTTCGCTGCTACATTGAGGGGCGCACGCTGTACGTGGATTACGAGGCCTACATGGTGGGCTGCGAGATCGTCAACTTGCCTGAATTGTTCATGAGTATTCCGCAGGCCGAGAAGTGGCCGATGGTGGCCGACTCGGCGCGGCCCGAGACGATCAGCCATATGAGGAAGAACGGCTTTCCGCGCATCCTGTCCGCGGTCAAAGGCGCGAGAAGTCTGGAGGAGGGCGTCGAATGGCTCAAATCGTTCGACATCGTTGTGCATTCGCGCTGCGTGCATCTGATCGATGAATTAACGCTTTATTCGTACAAGACCGACCCGCTCACGCAATTGGTGATGCCGATCTTGGCGGACAAGGATAACCACTGCCTGGACGCATTGCGCTATGCCTGCGAGGGCGTGCGCCGCGCTCAGAAAAGCGCCACGATACAGCGCGTGATTGCACCCCCACATCTGCCCAGCTCCAACGGATGGATGGGCTAAAGGAGTTATGGCATGCCCACACCGATCCATCAAGTCTCGCCCAGCGCCAATACGGCGCAAATGGCTGCCGCCATCACGCCCAATGATGTGAGCAATCAGGTTCCCCCTTTCAGGGCGATCTATGTGGGCGTGGGGGGGGACATCAACTTGACGTGCGCGGACAGCAACACGGTGCTTTTTTCCGCCGTGGCGGCGGGCATCTTTCCGGTGGGCGGTGTTCGTGTGAACGCCACGGGAACGACGGCAAGCAAACTGGTTGTTTTGTATTGAGACTGCGAAATGGCGACAAAAGCAAAAGAAGTGATGCATCAGACGGTTGGCGAGCAGGCCCGAGCGCGCATGCAATTGTGGATCGAGGCAGACGGCGGCAACTCCGCAGCAGCCAATGACGATCTGAAATTCGCTGCGGGCGACCAATGGCCCAGTGACATCCAGATGCAGCGCCAACTCGACCGTCGACCATGCCTGACCATCAACAAGACGGACACCTTTGTTCGCTCGGTGGTCAACAACATGCGCCAACAGCGCCCGCGTATCAAGGTGCATCCGGTTGCGGATGGGGCCGATGAAGTCGTCTCCGGCGTGATCGAGGGCTTGATTCGCCACATCGAAGTCTCCAGCAACGCAGACAGTGCCTATGACACGGCAGCCGATTTTCAGGTGCGCATGGGCTGGGGATTTATTCGGGTACTGGCCAAATATGTCGATGAGAAGAGTTGGGATCAGGATTTGATGATCGAGCGGGTGCGCAATCCGTTTTCCATCAAATTTGATCCTTCCAGCACCCAGACTGACGGACTGGACGCCACGTGGGTGCTGGTGATCGAGCCAATGAAGAAGTCGGAGTACGAGAGTCGTTATCCCGGCAAGGTCGTTTCTGATTTTGCCGCGCCGGGGATGGATGATCTTGCGGGCTCGGCCAAGAAAAATGAGGTACTGGTCGCTGAATATTGGCGGGTGGAAGAAACCCCCGCCAAGCTGGTGATGCTGTCCAACGGCATGTCGGTGTGGAAGTCGGAGCTTCCTTCGCAGGAATTCATGCAGGCCTCGGGGCTGTCGATTGCCCACGAACGCGACTCCATGAAGCGCCAAGTCAAGTGGTCGCTTCTGTCGGGGGACAATGAGGAGCTGGAAAAGCGCGACTGGCCGGGCCGATACATCCCCGTCCTGCCCGTTTATGGTGCGGAATTGTTGCAGGGGGGGCGCCTCATTCGCTACGGCATGGTGCGCAATCTCAAGGACCCGCAGAAGATGTACAACTTCTGGCGCACGTCCGAGACCGAGTTTGTCGCGCTCGCGCCCAAAGCCCCATGGCTCATGGCCGAAGGGCAGGACGAGGGCCATGAGGACGAGTGGAACAATGCCAACGTCAAGAACTACGCCAGCCTGAAATACAAGGTGGTGACGGGCGATGACGGGCAAGCGCTGGCGCCTCCAGTGCGCCAGCAACCCCAAGCGGTGCCCGCGGCCTCCGTGAACGCGGCAATGGCGGCGAGTGAGGACTTGAAGGCCGTGGCGGGGATGTTCGATCCGGCCTTGGGCGCCCAGGGCAATGAAACATCGGGCGCGATGGTGTCCAAACGACAAGGGCAATCGGACCTGTCGAATTTTCATTTTTACGACAATCTGACGCGCACCATCCGGGGCGTCGGGATTGTTCTGTTGGATCTGATCCCCTACTACTACGATACCGCGCGAACCATTCGCATCATTGGGGAGGACGGGAATCCGAAGGCCACCCAGATCAACACGCCGCAGCAACAAGAGGCGACGGGTCAGCTCATGGCCGTACAGAAGGTTTTGAACGACCTCACGGTAGGGCGTTATGACGTGGTGATGGACACGGGGCCGGGCTACGATACCAAGCGCATCGAAGCGGCCACCAACATGATGGCGCTCATTGCTTCGATGCCGGAGTTGCCGAAGATCGCGGGCGACTTGATTATTCGCCAGATGGATTGGCCCGGTGCCAACGATCTGGCGGACCGGGTGGCAATGGCAATTCCATTTGCACAGATTGACAAGGAATTGCCCGAAGACCTGCCCCCCAAGGCCAAACAGGCGCTCGCGCAGGCGATGGGGCAGGTGCAGCAACTTCAACAACAATTGAAGATGCTTCAGCAAGAAAAGGATGCCAAGGTGTTTGGCTACCAAGCCAAAGTCCAGATGGACATGCAAAAGCAGTCCGCGATGGAAGAGGCCGAGACGCATCGGCTTCATCTCAGGGAGCTGGGCGAACAGGAGCGCGCGGAACTTGCATCGCGCACCATGCTGGAAAATACCGCCATGCGCGATGAGACATCGATGAAGGAAACCATCATTGCTGCAACAGCGAATATTGCAGTCGAAGAAAAACGCGCCCTTCAAAAAGGCGTGCCCAATGCCAACAAGATCTGAGCGGCCATGGCCAACACCATTGGCATTGGCATTGGCATCGTGTTTGATTCGCCGCATGGGGTGCCCGCACCCGCGCCGCTGCCCCTGTTGCCCGTGATGGTCACGCCCATTGACGCTCAATCGCAGGTGTGGGACTTGGGCAGCAATATGTATCGGTGTGAATTGCAATACCCTGTGGACAGTGGCAGCGGCATCCGCTTTAACTTTGCGCTGGCCGCGCTCATTCCCAACAAGCACTACCGGTGCGACTTCAACATCGACACCATCGACACCCTCGACGGCGTTGACCATTTGATGGCGGACGTGTGCGATGACCCGGATTTGGGGCCTTTTTTTCAGGGCCCGGTGAGTTTCACCTTCACGCGTGCCAGCTATGACGCGAGCTATCGGTTTGTGGACGTTTCGGACCCGTTTCCCGATAAATACTGTGAATTCATCATCTCGGGCATGAAACTCACGCAACTGGATTGAACAACAGGCATTTCCCGCCTGAAAGCGCATGCTGTCGCCTTACAGCAGACCCGCAAGGGTTTCATTTCGTTAATGGACGTTACCCATGACAGAGACCACAGAAAAAGTGGATTCGATTGACGCACGTCAAGCGTCGATGTCCCGCGTTACCACGCAGGACACCCTTTTGGCAAGTCTCGCCGGTCCCGCGTCAGAGGACCCCAAGGAAAAATCCGAGGGTATCGACAAGCCCGAAGGAGGGGAACAGAAACCCGCCAAAAAGAGCCCTCAAGAGCGGATCGTGGAACTCGCGCACAAACGCCGGGAAGCCGAGGCGAAAGCCGACGCTGAAAAGCAGCGTGCCGATGCCCTGGAGATCAAATTGAGGGCCATGGAAGCGCAAGCGCAACCGCTTGAAGATAAAGCGCGTCCGGCCCGGGCCAATTTCGCCAGCGACGACGATTATGTCGATGCGCTGACGGACTGGAAGGCCGAGCAAGCCATCATGAAGCGTGAGCGCCAGCAGGCCGAAGCGCGAGTGCAAGCCGAGCAGGCTGAGGTCGCGCAGCAATGGGACAAGCGTCAGCAGCAAGCGATTGCGGCGATCCCCGACTATGCCGAGATCATCGGCAATTCGGAGGTGGTCGTGCCGCCGTATGTGCATCAGGCATTGCTGGAGAGCGAGAAGGGGCCGGAAATTGCCTACTATCTCGCGCTGCACCCGGAAGAGGCGAAAAAGATCGCAGCCTTGAAACCCCTGGCTGCATTGAAGCGCATCAATTCCCTGGAGGCAGACCTGATGGAGGACGACGAACCTGCGCCAAAGGCAACCGTGGCGAAAACTGAAGCCCCGAAAAAATCGAAGGCGCCCGAACCGATAACGCCCATCCGGGCCAGTACCGCATCGGACCCCGGAACTGCCAGCAGTTTCGAGGAGTACCGAAAGCGGCGACTGGCTCAGAAGGCGCGGTAAAGACGCCGCACCCCCACGGCCCCTTCGGGGGCTTTTTCTTTGGAGTTTTCAATGAGTAATACACTTCTCACCATCTCGGACATCACCAACGAAGGGCTGATGATCCTGGAAAACGAAATGACCCTTTCGGGCAAGATCAACCGCGAATACGATGATCGTTTCGGCATTGATGGTGCCAAGATCGGTTGACTTACTAGCCGATCAGAAAAACCCCGTTAATTGCTGGAAACCCCTTAGAGCCTGACTAACCACAACGTAGCTGGAAACGGCAAGCGTGAAGGTCAAAAATAGTTGGGATTGGGCAATCAGCAGCCAAGCATCTAGCCGATAATATCGGCGGTGATGAAGGTTCAACGACTAGGCGAAAGCCGTAGGGCCAAGCGGCCCGAAACGCGGGGCAGAAATGGAAAGATTCTTCAAAAAGACAGCGTGGCGTGGCAAGTGCCTTGAATGGCAAGCGGCGCGCAACGATCGCGGTTACGGCATGTTCAATCGAACGGGCACATCGTCAAAGACGATACTGGCCCATCGATTCGCATACATGCTCCAGCATGGGCTTGAAATCCTCCCGAGAGGGTCGGTAATCATGCATACATGCGACAACCCATGCTGCGTCAATCATGAGCATCTCCGGCTTGGGACCCACGCCGAGAACCATGATGACAAGAAGAACAAAGGGCGAAGCAATATCGGCACAAAGCACGGTCACCACAAGTTGACCGATGAGCAAGTGCTAGAGATTCGGACGCTGAATATGCGTCAGAAGAACATTGCTTCCGTCTACGGCATCACGCAATCCGTGGTGTCGGAGATTCGGGCTAGAAAAGCCTGGCGCCATCTCTGAAGATATAGCCTGTTCTCATGTGAAAGCATGAGCAGCCGAAAGGCGGGCAGAAGCGTGGCGGCTTCTGTCGAACACAAAGTACACAGTCAATGTGCGCAAGCCCGCCCGTTTCAAGGGCACGGCGGGTCCGGCGCTCAACGTGGAGGACTTCGTGGAAACCAGCGTGCCGGTGACGCTGACCAACCAGTTCCACGTTGATACGCAATTCATCACCAGCGATTTGTTGCTGTCGATGGATATGTTCTCCAAGCGCGTGCTCAAGCCCAAGATTGCCGCGATTGCCAACCGCATCGACTTTGACGTGGCGGTGGCGATGCGTGTGGGCACGCCCAACATCGTGGGCACGGCGGGCACCGCTCCGGTGACGCTGGCGCCTTTCCTGTCCGCAGGGGCGCTGTTGGACACCGAAGGCGTACCGCGCGATGGCGAACGCTCGATGGTGCTCGATCAGTTCTCTCAGGCCTCGATGGTCGGTGCGCTGACGGGGTTGTTCAATCCGCAAATCGCCATCGGCGAACAGTACAAGAAAGGTCTGATGAGCCGGGAAACGGTGGGCTTTGACTGGTACATGGACCAGAACATTTCCAATCAGCAGTTCGCCACGCTGGCAGGCACGCCGCAGTTTTCGACCACGGGCACCAGCTCGGCGTTGCTGAGCACGGGATGGGCCGATTCGGGTACGTTGCAGACCAAGCTGTGGACCGCTTCGACGGCCGTGCTCAATGTCGGCGATGTGTTCATGATGGCGGGCGTCTTCATGGTCAATCCGCAAAACCGTGCGGCGACCAAGCAGCTACGCTACTTCGTCGTGCGCCCCCCCGTGGGCACGCCCTCGAATGGCACGTTCGCGCCGTCGACCGATATTTTCGGCAATGTCACGGGGGGCACCTACACCTCGGACAGCGGGGGCCTGTTGCAAGTCACGGTGGCTAACGCGGCCATTTCGGCGGGCCAGTTCCAGAACGTGAGCGCAGCGCCGGCCAACTCGGCGGGGATCACGCTGTTCGCGTCCAACCAGAACTCGCCGCAATCGATGGCCTTTCACCGCGACGCCTACACGCTGGTGTCGGCCGATCTGCCGCTGCCCGGCGGCGTGGACATGGCAGCGCGCGCGGCGCACAAGGATGTCGGGGTGTCGATTCGCGTCGTTAGGCAGTATACGATAAACAACGATGCTCTGCCTACTAGGCTCGATGTCTTGTACGGCTTGGCGCCACTCTACCGTGAGCTTGCCTGTCGTGTCGCTGGCTAATCTGTAATTCTATGGGTCCTAGTGATAGGACCATGCACCGTTTTTGATCGTATATCATTACAGTTATAGTGGTGGAATGCACGGGCTATCATTGAAGCCCTTACAAGGAGTTCCACATGAAGACTGTGTTGGTTGATTGGGTAGGCCCTAACTGCGGCATGAAAGGCTGCAACAGGCCGGTGAAAGCTTTGGGTCTTTGTGCAGCGCACTACGACCGAGCCCGCAATGGCAAGAACATGGCGGACCCGGTACGAGTCGTGAGCCGAGACCCGGATGACCTCGCAAGGCTCAAGAGCAAGGTCAAGATTGACGAGGCGACGGGGTGCTGGGTATGGCAGGCATCCTTGAACACGAACGGCTACGGCCAATTCGCATTCAAGGGCAGGCCACGGCCAGCGCACCGCGTTTCATGGGAACTGCACAACGGTCCCATTCCTGAGGGTGAGAACGCCTACAAGACGGCCAACGTCTTGCATCGGTGCGACAACCCTCTTTGTGTCAATCCTGATCATCTGTTCTTGGGAGATCAGTCAGATAACGCGAACGACGCCGTATCGAAAGAACGGTGGGGCAAGCGTGGTCTGACCGGTGAGGCGCATGGTCGGGCTGTGGTGACGGAAGAGATAGTGCGGGCTATCCGCGCATCCGATCTATCGGTCTACAAGCTCGGCGAGCAATACGGGCTATCGGCAGGCGCTGTCCAGCACATCCGAAAACGCCGATCTAGGCAACACGTTGAGTAAATCGTTGGCCCCTTAACCGGGGCCTTTTCTTTTCAAGGAAACATCATGACAACCACGAATCCCGGTCCCTCCATCGCCGCCAATCCGCAGCCCCAGGCGGCGATGGGCAACATCTACAAAAACGCCCTCATCGGCGCGTCGATCACGCCCGCATCTGTCGGCGCGGCAACCACTGCGGGACAATCGTTCAACATTCCCGGGTTGGGCGCGTTGGTGGGCGATCAGATTTCATGCGTCTCTCCGCCGTCCATCGCGCCTGCGGGCGTCATTCCCGTGGGGGCGACGGTGACAGCGAGCGACACGGTGCAAGTCGTGTGGTTGAACGCCACGGCAGGCGCCTTGACTCCCCCGGCAGGCATCTATACTTTCGAGATCAATCGGGTGCAAACCAGCACCTCCTTCCCCGTTGGCTATCTGAATTCTTTCTGATAGGCTGACTCTCTCAAGCTCCGGGGATTTGTGTGTCTTCGGGGCTTGCCTCTATTTTTTGAAGATAGCCCATGAGTGCAGATCCCACCACTAAAAGCGTCTTGGACCTCATCACCGGCGCCCTGCGCAAGATCGGTCAGTATGCGCCCGGCGAAACCTTGTCTGCCGCCGATGCCAATGATGCGCTGGACACGGTCAATGGACTGCTGGATTTGTGGAGCAATCAACATCTCGCGGTCTACAACAACATTGAAACCGTCCAGCCGCTGACAGCGGGTCAATCGACCTACACCGTGGGCACCGGGGGCTATTTCAATATCGAACGGCCACTGCGCATCGACAAAGCCTATTCGCGCAGCACCACGGGCAATGGCTCAGTCGATTTTCAGTGTGAAATCACGACACTTTCAAAATACGGCTCAATCGGTCTGAAGACCCAGCCCGGGCCGTGGCCGAAGATGGCCTATTACGACAGTGGCTATCCATTGGCATCGCTGTATTTTTGGCCGGTGCCGCAACAAAACGTCGAGTTCCATATGTGGACGGACCAGGTGTTTACATCGCTGTTGAACCTGACGACGCCGTTGAATATGCCGCGTGGCTACTACATGGGGTTTCAGTTTGCGGTTGCCGAAGTGCTATGTCCTGAATACGGTATTGCGGTTCCTCCGGATGTCCGGCGATTTGCAAAAGAATTCAAGGCGGTTCTCAAGGCATTGAACGCCAACCCGCAAGCCGAGGCAGCGGTGGACCCGGCCATCATCTCGAGCAGCGGCAATGATGCGGGCTGGATTCTTACCGGAGGCTTCTCTTGAGCCAGTTCGCCTTTATCGGCCCCGCCTACCGAGGCGCCAACCCGTACCAGGACGATCAGCGGCTCATCAATTGGTATGTCGAGATGGACCCGAACCCGGTGCGCGAGGGCGCCTCTTCGGCCAAGACGGCGCTGGGTCTTTTGGGGGTTCCGGGACTCAAATCGTTGAACAGTGACTATCCCGGGCCGGTTCGCGGTGCATGGGTGCTTCCGGGCAACCGCGAGTGCCTGTTCGTGATCGGATCGGCGTTGGTTTTGGCGACCATCGGCACGCCCGCCACGGCGACGGCGACGGCCATCCTCAACTTCACGCTGGTCGGGCATTTGAATACGTCCACGGGGCCGGTGAAAATCCGAGACAACGGCGCAGGAAAGATCGCCGTCCTGGTCGATGGGCCCCATCTGTATGCCTACAGTGTCACGCAAAGAACCGTCACGCTCCACACGGACGAGGCCTGGCTGGGTTCTGACACCGTGGCCGAGATTGACGGATTTTTTATTTTCCAAGAACCCGGCACCCAGGTGTTTTACACCTCTCCGGTGTATTGGAACGGGAGCGACCCGTTCGACGGGACACAGTTCGCGCTCAAGGATGACGCGCCCGACAATTTGGTGGCCGTGATCGAGAACGGGCGCCAGCTCTGGCTGATCGGGGAGGCCACCACGGAGCCTTGGTACAACGCGGGCGGGGCCACCTTTCCATTTTCCCGGCTGGAGGGCGCCATGATGCAAATGGGCTGCGCCGCCGCCCAGACAGTGGCAAGGACCGGACCCAATCTGATCTGGCTGGCGCGCTCCGAGCGCGGCGAGAACACCGTCATCATGGTCACGGGCTATCAATACAGCGTCATCTCCAATGCGGCCCTGTCCTATGCGATCACACAGTATCCGGTGATCTCCGATGCGTTGGGCTACATTTACACGGAAGAGGGGCACGAGTTCTACGTGCTCATCTTCCCCACGGCAAACCGGACTTGGGTGTATGACCTCACCACCGGCATGTGGCACGAGCGCCGATCCTTCGATCCCGTTGGGGGCGAGTTGAACCGCCAGCGGGTGAATGTGCTGGTGAATTTTGCCGGGATGCGCCTCGGGGGCGACTTCGCCAATGGGCGCCTCTATGAGCAATCACGCAAATACTATGCGGATGATCAGTTTCCGCTGGTGGCCGTGCGCCGTGCCCCGCATGTATGGGACCGCAGTGACCGCGATCGCGTGATTCACGCCCGATTGCAAATCGAGTTTTTCCCCGGTTCGGGCTTGCCGGTGGGGCAAGGCGCAGACCCGCAAATCATGCTCAGGTGGTCCAATGATGGGGGGCAGACTTGGGGCAATGAACATTGGACTTCCATCGGAGCCATCGGGGAAACCTTGGCGCGGGCGATCTGGCGGCGCTTGGGCAGCGCGCGCGATCGCGTCTATGAAGCGCGCATTTCAGATCCCGTGCGCCGTGATGTGTGCGGCGCTTCGCTGCAGCTGCTGGAAACGGCTGCATGACGCTGCCCACCACGACCGTCTCGAACCCGCCCTTTCAGGGGGATGTACTCACACCGGGATTGAACCGGTTCACGCCGCCGTGGACGCATTTCCTCCAATTCGTGTATTCCCGCATTGGCGGGCCGGATGCGCCCTCCAATACGCAGATCAACGATGCACTGGCCACCTCGGTGACGGGCCCCGGCGGTGCCGTGGATTCGAATATCGCGTTGTTCGATGGTCCCACTGGCTATGTCATCAAGGACAGCGGCATTGCGAGCAACGCCATAGCGCTGTTGAGCTCACCGGCGTTCACCGGGATTCCCACCGCGCCCACGGCGGCGAACGGGACGACGACGATCCAGGTGGCGACCTGCGCATTCACGTTGAACAACATTTCAGCGGCATTCATCAACCCGAATTTCACGGGGATTCCTACCGCGCCCACGGCGGCGCCGGGAACCAATAGCACCCAGGTGGCGACGACCGCATTCGTTGTCACCAGTTTTGCCCCATTGGTCTCGCCCGCCTTGACCGGTACGCCCACGGTTCCCAGCGCGGCGCCGGGGACCAGCACAACGCAGGTGGCCTCGACGGCGTTCGTTCAGGCGGCGGTCACAGCCTCGACGACGGGAAGGTTGTTGAATACGCAGTCGTTCACGACGCCGGGGGCGTTCATCTACACCCCCACCGCCGGGACGGCTCGTATCCTTGTGGAGCTGCTCGGCGGGGGCGGCGGGGGCGGCGGGGCGGCGGCGACTGCCGCCGGGCAAATCGGCGTCGGCGGGGGCGGCGGGGC